ATCCCACGAATTGGTAATGTACCCATTGTAGTTTGCAATCCACGCTAAGAAGTTAGCAAAGGTTTCTTGTGCGAGATCGTCCATATCAAGAGTGCTTGACAAGTCGAGTGCAACAGTTGGTAGGTAGAAGCAGTTACCATTAGGTAGCTTGCGCTCCTCTGTAGCAAGTTTAACAGTATGCTGTATAGGTAGACGCTTCATCTTACCTAGCTTGTTAAACACATTCGTACCAAAAGTTTTGAATGCATCTCTGTTCTCTACTTCCCAGATGAATGGTGTAGCTCCTACAGAAACTGATGCACCTGTCTCATCAACAGGGTTCTCTAGTTCTATCGTACCAAACAGTACACGTACACGCTTGATTTGTTTTAGTAGATCCTGCATCTTCTCAGGCAGTGACTTGAAGTCCTGTATGTACCCTGCAGGTTTACCACAGTTGAACCCACCATCATTATCTTTTAGATCAACATTCAAGTTGTCAGCCATGATAGTTTTAACATACCTGTTAGGTGTGTCTGCTGTCTTCATAATAAAACGCTTATGCATAAACCTCTGCATGTAAGGTCTTATTGTGGCTGTGTTAGCGTAGTACGTTGGTCCATCTGGTATGTCCAACTTGTATGTACCACCACTTACAACTTCTACGTTGACCATTTTACCATTAACTTCTGACCTACCCATGATAGGTGAGTGGTTAATACGCACACGAGCCAGTGCGTCTGCCTTCTCCTTGTTGGAGCCTGTGTCCATTGCCATACCCATAGCTTTTGCCATTGCTGTATAGTCACTGGTATCTACTTTCATTACTTGATTATCCATGTATTAATCTCCTTTGTTTTATACGTTAAGGTTCTAGTTATATCACGCAACATCTTTTGTGTCAAGCCAGTTTGGTCCAATCTTTGCTTCTAATAATAATGGTACATTAAAGTCTATGTTCCATCGCTTATTAAAGATGTTAACGAGGTTGTCGTTAGTTAGTTTTATTATCCTTATTACTCTATCCGTTTCGTCTGGATGCACATCAATTACTATACTGTCATGCACTGTATTTACTACACAACTTTGCATAGAGTTTTTCTGCAATACTTGATCTATGTATAGCAGAGATATGGGTACGATGTCAGCAGTTGCAAAGGATTGAACAGGATAATTCTTTATCTGTGTGAAAAATGTCACACTCCCATTACGCCTACGCTGTACATCAGGGAATGCAAACTCCCTACCAGATGGTATCTTTATCTTTCCTGTAGTCAGTACCTCTGTGGCTAACTTCTTGTGCCAACTTGCAATGCCTGAGTACTTCTGATTAAACTGCACGTAGTATGCAGCCTCTGCTTTTGTTCTACCAAACCCACTCGCACCATACAAAGGTGCAAACGTATGTGCCTTGGCCTCTTGTCTAGACATAGGCTGACCTGCATCACTAATAACTTTAGCTGTATAACTATGTACATCAAAGCCTGTGGATACTTCTTCTATAGCTACCTTGTCCTGACTAAGGAATGCAGCTACACGAAACTCTAGCTGTGCAAAGTCTGCTTCCATTATCTGTCCACCTTCCCATCGTGATACAAATACTTTCTTCACTGGGAATGTACCACCACGAGGCATGTTCTGCATGTTAGGTTCTGTACTTGATAGCCTACCTGTAGCTGTTGTACTCTGACGTAACTTTACGTGTAGCATACCATCAGCTTTTGTGTAGGTAGATATACCCTCGACAAAACTTGAGAGATAAGTATCTAATGCAGACAGTCTACGTACTCTTTGTAGAAACAGTACAGCATCATTCAATCCTTTCTCTCGTGCTACTGTCTCTAGTCTTACGAGGTTGTCCTTACCTGTACGAAATCCATTTGCACTAATCCAATCAGAGTTAGGTGCAGTAAACTTTAGACCTGCTATCTTACCTGTATCAGTAAACATGTACCCTGTTGCACTACACTCTAGACACTTGTTTGTTTTAACAAATGGTGTACCATTCTTTCGTGTCTTGCGTACCTGCCCTGTGCCTTTACATTTAGTACACTGCTTTGCTTTCTGTTTGTACAAGACAGATGAGTTCTTCTTTATTGTAGAACGAAACTCCTGATCATCTGCACGTGGATCAAACGCATTAGCCCACATAGGTTTGTCATGTGGCTGACGACTAAAGATAACCCACGATAATTGTTCTGGGCTATTCAGATTAATAGGTCTGTCACCCATCAAGTCACTTACCTGTACATCAAGTAGGGATAGTAACTCATTCTTCTCAGTTTCAAACTCTTTGCGTACTTCTTCTAGTGCATTCAAGTCTACCTTAAAACCACGTTGATATATACGTGTGAGACTATCAGCTATTCTGTTAGTCAGCTTTACTGTATCTACGAGTCCTGTATCTTCCCCACTCAACTTACAATCTATCTTCTTGAATAGATCCATCGTTGCATGTAAGTCAGCAGACAGGTACTCAGACAACTCATCGTGTGGTATTTCTCTGGTTGTATACCCTTTGTTGAAGTAGTCCTTTAATGTACCCATCTTCTGTGTTTCACAGTTGTATCTCTCAGCCAAGTAATCAAGGCTAAGAGGTTCTTTCTGTCCACGTTGTAGTATGTAAGCACCAAGCATAGTATCAAACACCTCACCAGTATAGGTGAAACCTGACTCCCACAACCAGATAAGATCATGGGCTGCATTATGCATTACCAAGAGGTGTGTATCATCCAGAATGTTCTGGACAATACGACCACCCTCAGTAGTAGGTTGCTGCTCACTATGGTCAAAGGTAATTATCTTTTGCTCAGAACCAGATGGCCCTTGGCATAACATACCTACCATAGTAAGAGAGTTCTCTGCCTCAAATGGATCAAGCATAAGCTTACCATTACGTTTCAGAGTTGTGTTCTCTACATCTAGTACTGTTACATGTTTCATTTCATTTCCTCTATCTTTACTACAATATAGCTATCAAGTATATCTCGTACCATTTGTGGGCCATGAGCAAACAAAGTTATACTTTCTGTGTCATGCTCTGCATTGATCTCATACTCCACGTAGTACTTAATTCTTGGTGACTTCATCATCTTCTGATATTCCTTCTATCATATTTATTGCATCCTGTACAGACATATTAAACCACTCACCTGATTGAATAAAAGATTTACCAGCCAACACATGTGCTTTACTCTCAGCTTTTCTTCTATCATTAAAACTTCTGCTGAACTCTAGCTTGTAACTTCTATGAGGATCACCAGTTTGGTATCCCTTTAGCCTATCTTCAGAGTCAACAGCCATACCTATCTTAACCCAATCAGGAAACGCAGGGTTTGTAATTACATACACTTCCCCTTGTGTACTATTCTCATAGTTTACTAAGGATGAGAACGCAGCATCACCAAAGCTTTTATATCTCCCTTCTTTATATAGTGGGTGATGTCTTGATATGTATTTACCATCCACCCACATTTGAGAATCATTACGTTTTTTATTAGCTTCTGGATTGTCTTTGTAATAAAAAGGCTTTCCTGTTTTAGGGTTTATTAAACCTAGTTTTGTACTGTAAGTCATAAATTACTCCTTATATTAATTATAATTAAACTACTAGACTTCATATCGTGCTGTCTTATAGTTGAGTTCACAATGAACTATACCATGCCACCCTGATAGTTTATTCTTTACTACGTTTAGGTGACGCTGAGTATCCTCTTCATCCTGCCCTTCGACAGGTGGATTCTTAGCTATGAGTAACATGAGGTCAGCTTCAGCAGCTTTACCTGTACGTGACCCTTCCATCATAGCCTGATTCAATACAACCTTGTTCTCTGCATCAGCAGATAGCTGTGACATATAAAAGATAGCACAACTATGTTGCTTGGCTATCTGTCGTGCATGTATTGCATTTGCCTTGAGTGCTTCATCTGCTCTGGCAAACCCTTGTGTCCTAGCAAACTTATCACCCATGTCTAGTATAACCACATCAGGCTTGTAAGATTTACATACACTCTCAACCCATGCCATGTCTCTACTGGTAGAGTCCTTGATCTTTATGTTACTACTGATCGTAGAGTATATGTCACGTGCCTTGCTTGGGTTACCTTTAATCTCTTGCATGGTCATACCTGTAGCTGCTGTTAAATATCTAGCACCCACACGATGTGAACCTTCTTCGTTACACAACACAATACACTTGGCTCCTTGCTGTGCAAAACCATTTGGCCCTGCCACTAAGCTTGCATGGAAAGATGTCTTACCTGTGTTAGGTCTAGCACCTATCTCAATCAAGTGTCCTTCATTCACACCTTCTATCTTACGTGTGAGTGTAGGTATGTTGAACACCCATCGTGCTTCCAGATCATTCTTGGCAAGCAGTGTCTCAATGTCCATGTCATCCCACTCAATGTTTAAGTCAGGTGTGAAGTCATCACCATACTGCTCAAGTATATTACGTATAGGCTCAAGCGTAGCCTTTGTACCATTGACATAATCAAAGCCAATGTTTGCTATCTCTTCTCCTATCACCTGTTGGAATAACTTAGACAACACTTCCTGTGCTACGTCATTACCCATAGGTGCTTCTTTCTTTATCTGATTAAACAAAGATGAGTATGCCTGTTTCTGTGCTGTCGTTAGCTGTGCATTACTGGACATAAACAATGCCTCAATCTCAGCAGGTGTAACAGTACGCTCGTATCTCTCCATCGCTAGGTCTATTGATGCCTTGATCTTGCGTACATCTTTGCTGAACAAACGATCTGGGCAACGTGCGCCACGATGATCGTCATAGAAACCTCTGTCCATAAGGCTACGTATTAATGATAGTTCCATGTTTTATACTCCTAATGCTGTAAGGTTTTGAATGTCGTTAGGATTACGGTATTTCAAATCATCTGTTAATTTTAAGGCACGAACTGTTGGTACATGCCCTCTTAGTTCTTTCGTAAACTGTAGCGTCTTGGGTAGTGCGTCAGGGTCTAGTGCTACAATGGCTGTTGAGAACTGCGATAAGAACCTCTTGTGTGCTTCTGATAGTGACGTACCCAACACAGCGACCCCAACATATACATCACTACCTACAATCGCAGCACTTATGCAGTCCTCAACAACTACAGCGACACTACCACACCCATATGAGTAGGGCAAGTCGCTCTTACCATATCGTTTCCATTTTGGTAGTCTATGTGTGATACTTCTGCCACTAGCATCTACCATCACACCTGATTTAACCACAGGAAATACAACACGGCTCTCCTTTACATCATACAACAGGCCTAGTCTATCAGGATCTAAATCCCATTGGTTACAGAACGTACCTATTGCTGTGTTATCTCTTACTAACCACTCAGGTTTACTGAATGGAATCTCTTTTGTTTCTTCAGCTACATGCCCAAGAGACTTACGTATATCATCACTTGTTAAATGTACACGTGTACCCCCTGAGTACTTGCAACTTGCCTTATAACAATTCCACATGATTGATCCCATGTTATTAGTGATAGTAAAAGTTTTGTACCCATTACAAGATGGGCAACTCATTCTTCTTGTCTCACCATTTACAAGTGATAGATCATTTATAATATTATTTATATTCATGTATATCACTTTCTTTGTTACAACTTGTTGTTGATTGTAAGCTATCTGATCTTTGTGTCAATGCAGAATTTGCACTGGCATATGTATGTTTCATGTATGGTTGCACAGAAGACACATGTGTATGCCCAGTCACTGACATAACTTGTGGCAATGGTACTCCTGCGTCCACCATTTGTGTCACTCCTGTCCTTCTCAAGTCCATTAGACGTAGGTTCTCAGACAGCGTAGCCTCACGCATGATAGCCCTTCCATTTTTAGATAGTCGCTGCAAGGTATAAGGTTCAAACCCACCTTGTATGGGCTTGGGATGAGGTGCTACGTACCTTTGAAAGCCAAAGTCTTTGTGCTGATCCTGTAACATGTCCATTAAGTCCTCTGATATGGGCAGAAATACCTCTGCTCTACGCTTACTTTGTTCAAGGTGTAACCTCTGTGTATCGAAGTTAATATCCGTCCATTCAAGGGTACGCATGTCACCCAATCTTTGACACCACTCGTATGCCATTTGTATAATCAGTCCTATGTTTCGTGTCTCAAAGTTAGCATAGGCTACATCAAGAAACTTAACGACATCTTCTGCTGTCCATACAACTGTTCTCTTCTTAGATGCCTTACGTTTTATATTACTAAACGGATTTAAGATAGCGTGTTCCATCTCAATCGCATAGTTAAACACACGTGATGAGCAGGTTGCAATGTGATTAGCAAAGCTTACACCACGCTTGACCCAGTCTTCATACACACCCTTGGCAACCTTTGGTGTTATCTTTTTATATTTAACTGTGCCAATTTTGTCACACACTATACTCAAGAAGTATTTGTAATCCACCTTAGTTCTATCACGTAACATATTGAAATCATTAGACATATAATAATACTCAACCAGATCGTTGAATGTACTACCACTTGTGATCACTAACAAGTGTGACTGTATGTCACGCCAGTTATCAATGGCTTCATTGTCTTTGCGAACAAGTCTACGTACCTGTTGCAGGTCAGTGCCAAAGGTTTTTCTGGTCACTACACCTGCGTCAACTAGGTTTTGTGGTGGATTAAATCTGTACTCACCAGTGTCTCGTTTCTGCACATATCTAGGCAGCTTTAACATGTAACGCCCTCGCTTCCTTTAAGTTAAGTTTCATTTGTTTCTTTAGTTTAGGACAAGAGTATGCACCCTTCTCTAAGTTTTGTTCCTTCGTTAGTATCTGTAGATTACCTGACCAGTGTGCTCCACCATCTGACAGAGGAACCATGTGATCCACGTGTCGTTCAATCCCATCTGCCTTGGCTAACAAACGACTGAGTAGATAGACTGTATAAACTCTTCTCTTCTCAACAGGACAGTTCCTTAACCAAGCAGGTATGGCACGTTTCTTCACAGCCCTACGTTTTGCTTTGTGTTGTAGCACTAAAGCAGGATTATTTTTTCTCCAACCACTATTCAGTTTGTTTCGATGGTCTTTATTATTTTGGTGGTACTCTCGTCTTTTTTCTTTATTATTATGGTGCCATGTACGACAACACTCAAGAATTTTTTCTTTATTCTTGAGGTAGTACGCACGCCTATACGCTTGCTGTTTTTCTTTATTATTTTGTTTGTATGTACGATGATACGCACGTACCTGCTCTGGGTCATTCCAATCCATTAAGCTACCTCAAGAAACTGGGGTGTACTAATCCACTTGGATACCTCTTGCTCACGAGAGAACATACTCACAGCCTGTGTGTCGTTACCTGTATTACGTAGGCTGAATCCATTACGCTCGTCAGCATAGGAAGCATAGTTAGTGAACGCACTATATAATGCAAACTTATTGTGTCCTCGCACCCCTGCCTCTTGCATATACAACTCATACATCTTCTTAGACTTACGCTCTGACTTAATAATCTCATCCAACAATGTTGGTACACTTACGTATGTCAGGTCAGTGTCAGCCCATAGCTGTAGCTTCTGCCCCTGTAAATCAAAGTCTGTCTTAGCTTTGGACAACTCATGCTGAAAGCCTGACAGTGTGAAGCCTGATGTATTCTTCTTACGCACCTTGTCATAATCACCAGTGATCATACCATTCGTGCAGAAGAAATCTATTGCACCAAACCATGTAGCAGGTGAGGCTGTACCATCTATACCATGCACAGCTATCAATCTCTGTGATATTTCAGTGGCATGTTTAGTTGTATGAATAGTTGTCTTGATCTTAGGTAATGTAACATCAAGCATAGTCCATCCATTGTTACGTGCTGACTTAAAGTTTACACTCGCATCCTCTAGGTCAGATGCAGGTAGGTCATTGGACATTACATCCCATACACTACGATAGAAATCACCATGACTTCTAGCTGTAGCTCCTTTACCTATGATTGAAATAGGCTCACCTGTCTGCGTGTTGATGACATACTTCTTATCTGCAACTCTGGTAGGTTCAAACTCTACATCAAAGTCTAGGTCATATGGTACGTCTAGTTCTTTTGTTAAATCAAATGGCATTATATATTCTCCTTTGTTATGGCAACTGTGCCTTTGTTATATCACTACTTGATGATACAAGATAGCAATAAATTTCTTTTGTTATATCTGTGTGGCTACTATGCAACAGCTTGCAACCACTCAGGCATAGCTCTGTTCTTGTTCCACCTAGCAAAGCCCAACTTGTCACGCTTATAGAAGGCACGATACGCCTTGATAGGATACGACTCATCTGTCTTGCAGTCATCGTGACCACTGAAACATTGAGGGTGTGTTGTCAACTTGCCATCAGGTATGTGAGGAGAACCTCTGAATATAGCAATGAGGTGCTTACCTGCACCATGTTGTTTGCCATACCTGTGGGTGTATTCACGGAGCATAGATTCATACAAGTTGTACGCAAACTTAAAGTTAGCTCGTGTCTCCATTGCCCATAGTGTACAGGGGTGCTTCTGATGTACTGGTTTGTACAACTCATTCTCTTCTGCATACTCTGGTGCATGATGCCACAGGCTAGTGCATAGCATCTGTGCTTCCTCTAATGGCATCTTCACTACGTGTTGGTCACACAACGCTTTAGCTATAGCGTCAGGGTGGTAGTCTACTATAAATCTATTCATGTTTGTACTCCTTTGTTGGATGCCATATGTCAATACAAGCACCACAGTTATCACACAATAATGT